AGCAGCATCGGTTGCATTTGAAGGTGTTGGAACTGTAACAGTTCCTGTAAATGTTGGAGAGGCAAGAGGCGCTTTCAAATCAAGTTGTGTCTGTATTGCGCTTGTTACGCCCTTAACATGAACGAGTTCAGCCAATGAAGGATATGTCGCAACAGGAAGGGATACAAAATTTTTAGAGGCGTCTGTTCCAAGTATTTCAGAAGCGGTTAATTCTGACAACGAAAGTGACGTTCCTGACGCTGCGCCAAGAACAGGTGTAACCAATGTTGGAGAAGTATTGAACACTGCCAAGCCTGTGCCAGTTTCATCACTAAGAGCTGCTGCTAAGTCTGCTGAATTAGTAAGTGTATTTTGTTTTGCTGCCAAGTCTGTATCATCCGCTATCGTTCCATCCCTATCCTGAAATGTGTATGTCCTTGCTGCAGTGTTAGCATTTGTAAAGAAACTAATTATCGTATTAAGCGCATTTTTGAAATTAATCTTGAATAGGGTTAGACCAGTATAACCACCTGCTGCATCTTTGTTAGCAGTGTTCTCAGGTGTATAGCCAAGAGAGGCTTGTTTACCATTAAGTTGTGTCTGTATTGCGCTTGTTACGCCATTAGTATAGTTTAGTTCAGTTACAGTAGGAGTAATACCGTCCAGAACATTTAATTCTGCCGCAGTTGCGGTTAATCCAAGTGTTACAAGCTGCGCGGCCGCATCAGCGTCATCCAAGAGAGCTTTGCCAGCAGTAGTTAAATCATAAGTGGCAGCAGTTCCAGTTCCAGTGAATTGAATACCTTTATCGGCTGCCGAAACAAGCCCTGCTATTGCTGCAAGTTCAGCGTCATAGGCTTGAACATCTACTCCTGTTTCAAGATTAACAGTAGCCTTAAAAGCAGCCTCATCCGCGTCATCTATAATAGACCTTGCAAAAGGAGTGCAAGCTATCTCCTCAACATCACCTGCGCCAGCAGTTGAGCGACCAAGTATTTTATCTGTTGCAGATACATTTTGCATCTTTGCATAGGTAACTGTGTCATTTTCAAGAGTATGGTCTGCATTCCACTCTGTTTTTCTTACAAGCGAAGTATCTGTGCTATCTGTCTTTGCGCTTACAAAAGTATGTTTTATAGCCATTTATGCCACCTCCTGCTGTGGTTTCCAATAGTTCACTTCTCCGCTACTTGCCTGAAACACATCGTTTTGAAAAACATCTTCCTGAAACACATTTGAAAAACCAGCGCTTGCCTCCTGCTGTTTAGACCACGCCATTTACACCTCCCTAAAAAAAGTTAAGTTCTTACTTCATAATTTATTGTTCCCAAATCCGTGCCGCCTGTTTCCTCGTTTATTACTATCTCTACATACTCATAATATTTATCCATTTCCTTTTTTGCTTCGGAGTCGTTTAATTCAAATAAGGCCGAAGCCTTGACTTTTTGAATCCAAAGATTCCGCCACTTCCTGTAAAGTGTTGTCATTAAGGTAGAAGATAAGTCCGTCAAAGAAAGGTCAACATAATATCGCATCTGTAAGCCGTAAGCCTTATCAGGGGCAAAATCAAGTCTTATTTCTCCGTATGTGCTGCTGCCTATATGTGAATATTTTATAGGCTTGCCGCTTAATGTCGGGTCCGCAAGGGCTTCTATATTTATATCACCCGTAGGAATAAGCATCCTGTAATTGTCAATTACCATATATCCGCTTGTTGCATCGGGGGCAGTTGTGAAATTAGGTATTATAGACGCCACTTTTGTTGTTGTGCTGTATGCCGTAATCTGAGACATACTTCCTATGCCTATTCCTGAAGTTATAAGGATGTTTTTACCAAGCGCAAAGGCTTCTGCCATCCCCTCGTCTGCCGCAAGCGTAATAGACCCAACCGTTCCTGACTGGGCTGTCCCTGTCTCATTACCGTCAAGAATAGTCAGAGTTAAATCCCCGCCGAAATTAGACGGCATCGCATATCTGCTCTTTCCTATAGCGCACATCGTAACTGAAACAGCATACAAAGACTTTAATTTCTTATTGTATTTAGACGATAGAAAGAAAATATCGTTTTTAGCTTCTTCCATCCACACCCCTTCAGCCCTTGTAGCAAGCGCAGTGTCGGGACTTGTTTGACCCGCTTTTTTAAGCCCCTCCGCTGCTAATGTGGCTAAAGTCGGATTAGCAGGTATTGCCATTTAATCCCCCTTGAAAGGTTGCTCTGTTATATTGTTAGTTTTATGCAACCGCGGGTCAGGCTCAAAAAGGCATGAGGGACACACGAGTAAATTTGTATCGTGTTCCCTTACGAGTTCTGTTCTGAGATAATCCCATCCGCAACGGTCGCACTCCCGCTTATATGTTCCGGGAACATATCTGTTTAATGGGTATTGACGCATTATTTCAGCCTGAATGTTAGTTTTATGTTGTAACTGTCTCCGCTTGTATAACCTGTGGTTGTAAGCATAATATCGCCTGTCCCATTCTCGCCGGGGTCTGCATTGCCGCCTTCTTTTGTATAATCAAGACAGAATCCACCGTTTCCGCCAATAACAGCAATATTTTCAGCAGGAGTTCTGTCCCAATAGAGACGCAAGGCGGTATATCCCGAAGAATCGCCCTCTATACGCTCTATTATGCTTTTAGTAGGCGTCCCGCCATTAGGCAAAAACAAGGTAGAAATATCAACCTTTCTGACTGCCACTTCACCTGTTCCGTCAGAAATACCCGTAAGCTGGGCTATCCACTTCCTTGTTCCCTGATTGTCGTCAAAGCCGCCATCCCAGTTGGGAGGCCATATCCATTTAGTCGTTACTGTATCTGCCATTTTGAACCTCCCTTATGAGGGAAGCCCTGCAATGCAGAGCCTCCCCTAAGTGTTAACCCTCCGCTGCGCCGGGAGAGCCGAATATAGCCCTCGGGTCGTCCCATGTGCAAACGTATGTCTGCACTTCCTTAAACTTCGCATTCTCTGTGTCAAAGTCATTATCTCTTGTAAAGTCAGGCCTTCTCGCCCAGTAGAATACGAGATTGCTTGGCGCATCAGTCTGAATATACCATGCGTCTGGGTCAGTCAGCCATTGCATCTTCAGCGAAGGCAGAAGCCCCTTCGCCGGATTGATTGCGTTGTTTGCGTTTCCAGGGTCTTTCTCTGACTTCAATAACTGCGAAACAGTCCACTCAAGCTCTTTAGGACATATAAGCCTTACGGGTTTATACTTGCCCTTTAAGCCCGCCTCAGTTGTCATTGCCTGAATATCTATCAAAGCCTGTTCAAGCGAGGTCATAGACAAGTCTGCTGCTGTGAAAAGTTCGTTCCTGAATGTTCCACCACTTACTGCGGGATGGTCTGTTGCACACAATTCCTTCCCATCTCCGCCGGTATAGGAACTATTAAAAGCCCTGTTCAGGATATTGGCGGCGTCAGTTTCAACCCTGTCAATACCGGAAAGCCGTAGCGCTTTTGGAAGCATATTGATTATCTGATACTGTTCAAACATATACATTTCCTTAGTTACTATGAACCCAAGTGCAAATGTCGTATGAGAAACGGAGTGTTTAAAGCCCTGCAAGGGTTCAGCGTATGTTACGCCTGAGCCTTGAGCCTTTGACGGCATAGTCCCAAAGCCGGACATGTTAAGCGTATGCTCTGTCTGCTTCTTAGAGTTTTTAACAGTAAAAATCTTACTGTATTCCTCTTTGTATGAAGCGGGATTGAGACCCCAAATCTCGTTAAGAACGGGTTCAAGTAGCTGCCCAAAATTACCAGTTTCCATTGCCATTATTTGTTACCTCCCTTATACGCCTGCTACTAATGCCTTATAAAGATGCTCGTTAAAAATAACGAGAACCTTCGCATGTTCACCCCATGCGTTATCAGCGGCATCGTAGAGACCTATTATTTTAAACTGACCATTTGCGTCTATTTTCAGTTCGTTCCTTGACTGTTTCAGCGTCGAATCTCCTGCTGTTGCAAGATGGTCGCCTGTTGAGAATACAGCAGTAGCCTGCGGCGCATCTCCTGTCTGACACTGAACCATAAAAATAAGTTCAGGGTCATCCCATACTGCAACTGTCTTGCCTCCTGCGCTTGCTGAATCATCAACATACGAAGCAAACACTCCAACTGCGGCTGCTCCGATTGCTGCCTCTGCGGGTTCAACTGTTCCACCTGTTACTGCTTTACATACTGCGCCCGGATATGCTATCTGCCCAGTCGTCAGTGTGTAATTGCGGGTGCGGATTTCTCCACCCGTTAAATGACCTACAGCCTTAAATCCAATAGGCTTATCTGTATTAGCCATTATTTGTTACCTCCCTTTTTAGATTAGGCGGCAGAACCCCATTTGGTTCTTGTATTTCCATACGCCTTTGTTTGTCCGCCTGAAAGTTTCTGAACTTCAACATCAAAGTTCTCCTGTGTTCCATTTGAGTTACTGCCGTTGAGTTTTGCAAAATAAGCGTCCCTGCTTTTCTTTAACTCCATCGGCATCCTCATAACTATCATCTCCCTGATTTGCAGAGTGCTGTCCAAGGGCTTGCCATCATTAATGGTAGGCGATATTCTCACCATCTTCTTAGATAGTTCTGTGTCAATTTCCCATCCTTCCGCTATCTTCTTGCGGATATTGCCAGGTCTTGCTTCTTCCTTAGTGCAATACCGATATACAAATGCAGGGTTTTTAAGATGTTCAGGAATACCCATAAGCGTTGCTGGCTCCCACGGTCTTGTTACCCTGTGCTTCTTTGTCTCTGATTTTTCTTCTGTTGCAGCGTTTACAACTGTAGATTCCTGTGTCTCTATTGCATACCCGTTTTCATGGGGTATGATTTTAAAATTATCAAGTTTCTTTCTGCCTGCCTGCATAGCTGCGCTTTTCTCTGTAGGAAAAGCTGAGTTGTCTGCTTTCAATATAATCATTATCTTGCCTCCCTGCGTTTTGCTATAAATGCCTTTTGAAAGCTGTATCGTTTAACGGCCTCAGTTGGAGAAAGATTATCAAACATATTAACTGCTACCTTTCGTTCTTCATCCGTGAGTTCTATTTTTATATCTTTCGGGGGTAAACTACTGTCTGCGCCCTGCACATGGGACAAACCCCCGCCTACGTCCTGCGTTTTAGATTTGCCATTTCCGCCTATCCCGAACTTAGCCTCAACCTTAGATTTCACTTCATACAAGTTTTCTTCATACGTGCCTTGCCAATTCTTATTAGCCTTAACCCATAATACATCGGCATAAGCAGCCATAGCCTCGTCAAAATGGCTGCTTTTGAGGTCATACCAAGATGTGTCTTTTAGAAACTTAGAGTAAGTCTTTTTATCTTCAACCTTTGAAATTTCACTTGTTACCTGTTGTGCTATATCCACCGTCCCTGTGGTTTTGCCTATCGCTGTTAAAGACTCTTTAAGTTCATCTATTTTATCTCCGAGTTCATAGGCCATTGCCATATCGTTTATGGAGGCAGCCTCTCTGCGCTGTTGTTTAAGCTGTGTAATTTCAGTTTTAATCTGTTCTGCTGAGTCCTGTTTGCTGGTCTTAACAATTGTATCTTTCGTTTCTGTTATAGCCTTCATGAGCTCATCATTATGTTGTCTAAATTCATCAACAGTTTTACGAATTTCAGTTAATTCGTTGGAAAGCCTTTCTGACTCTTTCTCCTTCTTAGCCTCATTTACGTCTGTCTGATACGTTACATCATCAGAGTCAGTATCAGGATGCGTTACAGCATCCTTGTCATCCGGCAGCTTGGCATCAACAACATCTGCGGCAGCTGTTTCCGTGTTTTCTAACATATTACCTCCCCTAAATAAAAAAACCGATAGATATTCAGGCCTTACGCCCTTTCGCTATCGGTTTTATTAGCTCCGCCAAAGGCAGAGATTAAACTATCCGAACTACTCTTTGTATCTCGTTATAACCTTATAATCGCTAATTCCTTCATTGTTGCAATTTACCTCTATCCTTTCTGTGTTCTTGTTTAAAATGGGGATTTCTGCCCCATCATCTGTCTTAATTGTAAGTTTTTTCAAAACTTTTGTCAAGACCAGTTTATTATCCATCATTTCTTCTTAAATATTATCTCGTAATTATCTTCATATTCTTTGCTGTTGGGTTTAGATATTATTTTAGATGACATATTTCTCAACCTCCCTTTTCAAGTTCCTTTAAAAGTTTTTTAATAATATCTTTTTTTCCTCATAATATCACCTTTGCTAAAACATCTTCCTCATTCATCATTACATAATCCTCGCCAGACCTTGTAACTGTAGCTCCCTGGTACCTGCCCCATAAAACCATATCTCCGACTTTAATATCGGATACCTCACCGCCTACTGCGAGAACTTCTCCCTCTGTTGCCTTCATGCCTTCTGCGCTTTCAGGGATATAAATACCTCCCGCGGTGCGGCTCATGTCTTTTCTCTTAACTATAATTCTGCTGAACAAAGGCATTAAATCCATTATTCTTCTCCTTTCTGTTTGTCCTCTATAATATTAATAATCTCGTTGATTTGAATTACCATCGCCCTCTGTTCCAAAAACTGCTCCCAATTCGCTGCCTTCAGGCATTCCTGTGTTTCCGCCGCCACCGTCTCCTGCAGAAGGTTCAAAAACTCCCTCGTAGCCGGAATGAGACCCCATTCCCGCCATTCCTCCGCTGTCGTTAATTCCGCCATTTATACCTCCATTTTGCTGATTTAATAATTCCTGTTCCGAAAGATATATAAACGCTATTGTCTTTCTCATGTGGTCTTCAAAGACTTTTTTGCCCTGCAGCGTTAATTGATTGAACCAGTCTGACTGACTGAATATTGTATGTTCGTTATAATGCTGAATATGGTTTTGAATAGGCAATGGTTCTATGGCTTGTTCTTTTAGAAATTCCGCATGTTCTTCCTGCGGAGACATATCGGGAGGCTCCTGAGGTTCGGGCAATTTAAGAATCCTGTCTATATTCTGCACCTCATTGGCTACAAGCAAATCCTTTGTAACTTCATATAGGGCTTCGGTGTTATTGGCTATTAATGGATTTTGGGTTGCGAGTTCGTAAGCGCTTCGGGCTTTAATAAGTTTTTCAGCCCTTGACGTTATATTAGGGTCAGAAGCGGGCTTAACGTCTATGTAATTCAAAAAGTCCGTTCTGCCTATAGTGTAGCCCCGCATCTCAGGCGAAGTTGAATCCTGAACTGTAAAGTATTTTCCCTCATTCAAAAACAATGAGTTTAAAATAAATATCTTTTTAAGTTCTTTCTTCAGAGAGCGGTGTTCTCTTTTATGAATAGCTGAAAATACCTTCATACCCTGCTCCATAACAGCAAGCATTGTTGTAGCTGTAGTATCAGAGGGCGGCAGTTTTCCCATTAACGTATCCGACACCGTAGATATTTCTTTTGAAAATTGTTGGACAAAGCCAAGAAGCGAAAATAAAGCCTGTGAAGGCTCTTTAAACTCATAGATATACATGGCCTTGCGTATATCATCACCTGTCATATCTATTTCATTAAACTGTCCAAGCGCAATCTCCATTTTATGTTTTTTAACCCCTGCTCTCTTGGATATAAGTCCTGTTTTCCCTGAAATATTGGCTAACGTCCCACCGTCTATAAGCTGATTCATAATTGTATTAGCGGATTCATTCAGTCCTTCAATGAAATGACCAAACCCATAAGACATCCAACTTTCGGGATTTGGAATGAAGCCATAAGAGGTAAAATATTCAAATTCCTTTTCCTCTCCATCTGTCAAATCAAGATAGGTCCGCTTTGTGATGCTTACAATCATTTCTGTATCAACGTCTACCGTAACTACGCACGGGATAAGCCGTCCTGTATTGTCTAAATCCAGTTCCACATGCTGTTCTATAAAAAGGCGGGGATATACGGCAAGACCCGAAGCCTCTGTTTGCCCTGTAATCTTATCCGACTGCTCTTTAAATTCTGGTTCTAACGACTGAGCGGATACAGGCCTACCTGTTTCTAATTCATCGGCCCCGCTGATATATATACCTGCCTTAACTTTGCGTTTGATTTCATTTGGATACAGATAAAAAAAGTGCGTCTTTCTGGGCGCATCTTCAAGTCTTTTTACCCCGTAAGGAGCTACAAAACTGTCGTGGCTAAGAGTTAAACTCACAATTCTTTTCTTGGAACTATCATAATATGTTTTCTTAACTGAGCTTCCATAAATAGGAAGCAGCAGTTGAAGCAAGTCCATATCCTCTTCCCATTCTTCCATCTCATCTAAAAGCTGATAATTAAGATAGCGGGCTGCCCTCTTTGCCGAATCTATAGACTTCCCGTCTGTAGACCAGCATTTTGCAACTTCCTTATTTGGGATTAATGCCTCATAAGCCCTTGCCTGAAACTGAAGACATGCAGTGCTTAATAGCGGAACATGGATATTGCTGCAAAGAGGCCACGGAAATGTTTTGGGGTCTCTATGTCCTGAAAATAATTTCAGCCAATTAGAGGCTCTTTTCATCCAGGCGCTTCTTGACGCTATATCGGCTTTAAAATTAAAAACACATTCACTACCAATCGTTTTAGCATCATCATCGCTAATCTTATTTAATAGATTAACAGGCATAGCATCTATTGACATACCAGAGACAGCATTTAATGTCTTATTGTTCATATATAACCTCCGGTTAATATCCTGTTACGGCGTTTCTTGTTTCAACCTCATGTTTATATGTAAATATCTCGTCATCAGCCATATTATACCATTGCGTATTTAATAATGCAATCCTATACAGACATTCCATGAAATCATCATCGTATTTCTGGGGCTTGTTTGTATCGGGGTCAATCATATATCCTTCTAACTCTTTTATAGTCTGTTTCAAGTCATTGAAAAAAAATAAAGACGGCATTTCGTTTTCAGTCATAAGCAGGTCTTTTACCAGATGTATCCCGCCATCCTTATCCTTAGATGCGGCTGACATCCGAAGCCCATAAGCCGCAAATAGATTCTGCATTTTCTCAAACACCGATTCCTCATTTAAATCACTCTGTTCATCGCCTTTAGCCAGCGGGTCTACGATAATCGGGGCTTCTACCCTATAATGATTCGTTTTGATACGCCTTACTATCTCCTCGCTTATGGCTTTCCAACTCCCGTTTTCGTGAATCTCATCAATACAGTATTTGAAATTCCTTTTATCTGTTGCCACAAATAATACAGCCCATTTCTTAGAGGGGTGGAAGTCTATGGAAATATCCACTAACCAATCAAGGGGAATCTTAAACCTCTTCCTGAGATGCGTCTGCCTATTAAACTTAGAATATATAAGCCCCGACATATAAGACGGTATCCCTTTTAATCTTACATCCTTCTCCTCTTCCGTTAGGGTTTTTGCAAATTGTTCTACGCCCATCTGAGTTATTCCAAATCCAATATTAGCGGAAATATCACCATGAACATTAAATACCGTAGTATCTGGAGTTCCATCCTGATTAACCGCCTTTATAACATCCCTGTCCACCCAAGCTTCTTTAAGAAGTGTCATACAGAATAATTCCCGCCCCTGCCTGTCTATTAAGCCCCTGGCATTGGCAATCCTAATCTTCCTTCTCGGCGGTTCATCATATAAAATTAAATCCCCCGACCACCCCTCATGAAGTTCAGACTCCTGCTTATTACTCATAATTTCCAACGAACTTCCAGTCTTCTCATCAACCCAAAAAGATTCTGCGCCAAAGTTATTCTTCTTAATCCTAACCGCCCTATTCTTAGGCCACCATTTATGCAACTCAGGTTCAAGCACTGCCTTAATATGTTTCTCCCAATCCTGCCCTATAAGCCTGACCTTCCTCGGATAATGATGTGGGATTATTAAATCCCTTCCATTCCATAGCCACTTGCCAAATAAAGTTGACAGCCCAATGATAATTCCAATCGTTGTTTTCCCAATTCTATTTCCCCCCGTATATGTAAAGAGCTTATAATGTGGATTATCCCAAGCCTCCAATAACTTCTTCTGCAGCGGATTAGGCCCCTTAAATCCCCTCTCCTCATTCACTAACCCAAAAAACTCAATACGATTATCCGCTTCATACCGAAGCCTCTGCTCCCTGGTCTCCGCCAACCTTAACTTTAATCGCCTTAACTCCTCTATACTATGACTTATATCTGATTTATCTATAACAGATTCCATTATTTACTCTTT